TCAGTCTATGTCCGTAAGTCTCCAAAGATGGCTATCAATGCAATTAATAAGGCTTGGGGTCTATAAGGATGATGCAGATGAAAAAAGACAATGGCTGGGTTTATGCGGGTAGTGACTCAAAAGGGAAACCCAAGTTTAGAAAGTACACAGGCCAAACGATAGAGCACGTAAAAGAATACCTAGATAATAAAGGTATAGCTTATTATGTGCATGAAAGACAGGCACTTGTGTTTATCTATAGGGATAAAGAGCCAAGTAGTCGATATAGTAGCAGGTACTCATACTACTACACTACAGGTAGGTGGGGCAGCGATAAGCGTAAGAAACATTATCATTCTGATGGCATCGAACACTTCATGGAAACCTACTACAGGACGGCGGAAGAAGAGAAGTCTTATTGGGATAAACTTAATAAGGAGAAGGACGATGCAGGTCACATATGTTGATCACATGGGTAACGATCTTAGAGTGGTTAATAGCGCTAGGGTATCGTTTTCTAAGCACAGCGGGATGGAGACTGTAGAGTTCCCAACCGATACATGGATAGAGATTGGTAAGGATGAATATCAATTCACACGCCTGTCTCACAGGGACGCAAAACTCATACGCTATCTAGCCCAGCATAAACACATGTCACCGTTTGGTCATTGCTTTGCCAGCTTCCATGTTAAAGCTCCTATCTTTGTAGCACGTCAGCTTGTGAAGCATAAGTTTTTAAGATGGAGCGAAATAAGTCGTCGCTACGTGGATGAAGAGCCTGAGTTCTATGAGCCTGATGTGTGGCGTGGACGTAGTGCTGATAAGAAGCAAGGGTCTTCTGGTGTTGTTGAACTGCCCCTATATGCCCACATCCACTGTGGTTGGAAGGGGTATGAAGGGCAAGGAAATTACTACAGAATATCTCTTCATGTCTACAACGACTTGTTGAAACATGGAGTAGCACCCGAACAAGCACGTATGGTCTTACCACAGTCCACCATGACTGAGTGGTACTGGTCAGGTAGCCTTGATGCGTTTGCTGATATGTGTAGATTACGCATGGCAGAGGATACTCAGTACGAGAGTAGACTTGTTGCTAATCAGATCAGCGATATCATGCTTAAGCACTTCCCTGTATCATGGGCAGCTCTCCTAGACATTAAGGTAGAGCCTACTATCAGAGAGTTCACGCAAGAGGAGCGAGAAAGGGCTACTGTGAAGCGTGAGGCGAACACTAAGGGTAGCAACTATATCGACTCAGGTAAGTTGACTTCCAAGATCCTGTAAAAAACTGTACTTTTCGGGACTAAACTAGACTAGATCAGACCCCTGTAAAAATACTCAGTGAAAACAAGTATTTAGGGGTCTGGTTGCGGGAGTAGGATTTGAACCTACGACCTTCAGGTTATGCGTACATCAATAAAATCAATGACTTATAAGGTTAATAAAAAGATGTGCTCATAACTAGTGTATTTTCGAAGGTAAATACAAATGTAGTTACTGTTTACTATAAGAAGCACAACATCTATAGGTGATTCCATGTACACTTACGCAGAACAACGAGAATTAGTCGAGAATATCCCTGTTAAAGAAGGCGGGGGTATAAACATCGACTGTGTGTTCTGTGGAGGGCGTAAGACTTTAGGGATTACTATCAAGGATGGTAAAAAACTGTGGCACTGCTTTAAAGTCAGCTGTGGCGCAAAGGGCAGTGTGAACGTAGGGATGTCGTCAGCGGCTTTAAGGAGACGTGTATATGGTCTGGATGCACCTAAAGTATCTAAACCTGTACTACCAATCCCTGACCGCACTTCGCATCCGGACAACCATCCCGCCGTAATGCGATACCTAGAAGAAAACAATTGCCTAGAAGCGTATCATAACGGCCTGATACGGATCGAGTACGCACCATCTGATAACAGGGTTCTATTTTTTACAGAGGATGGTAAAGGCGCTGTGGGAAGGTCTATATCCAAGCAGCTGCCTAAATGGAAGCAATACGGAACAGTAGAAGGCATTATGAAAGTTGGTAATGGTACAACTGGTGTAGTAGTAGAAGATATAGCATCTGCTTGCTCTATTTCCCGGTTCTCTTTTTGTTCTGGTTGCGCTCTATTAGGTACTGTACTATCTTCTTTACAGAAGCGTCAATTAATGCAGTTTAAGGAAATAATAGTTGCATTAGATAAGGATGCTTCTAGGAAAGCAATATCTTTAGCCTCTAGGCTAGAGGGAAGAATTAAGGCAAGGGTTCTCTTGCTAGAGAAAGACTTAAAACACTGTACACCAGATGAGATACAAAGACTACTATCATAAAAAAACACGCAAAAAATGTCACTGGACGTTTATGTGGAAGGATATAAAGTCTGCGTGTGCTAATTTACGTATAATCAGGCTTATATCCGCTTTTATTATGTGCCAACTAGAATGCACAGTCGATGAACGAGAACAAAACGAAGGACTTTGTATATGGTGGTTCACTGGGCCGCCGAAAGGCGTTATTTCATCTTATTAATTAGAGAGTGGTCCAACCTCTCTTTATAAACCATGCTAGACCAAGGAATATATAAATGAAAGTAAGAGGATTAATCTTGGTAGATTACGATCTACCGAACGGATATGAAGACGCAGCAGAAGAACAGAAGCGCTTAAAAGAAGCTATGGAAAATTTAGTACGGGGTAACAATCGTGTTACGTATTACCAGTGCGATATTAAGGAGCGACGGGGCGAAGGAAGGCCCGATCTTAAGAAGCTAAAAATACGCACAAGCTAACAAAAATACCCCCAAGTGAAAATTTGGGGGTTTATTTTTTGCTCACACTAAGGTAACAGTAATTTACCTAACCATAAATAGTTGAGTGAGCATGTTAGATACGGCAATACTAAAGTCTCTACTGAACAACGAGTTCTACGAGGCAAATAAGGGGAAACTATCTAGAAGATTATTCGCAGATGAGATCAGGTCATTGTTCAGCGTTATACAGAAAGCACATGAGCGTTACGAACATAACCTTACATCAAAAGAACTGTTGAAGATCTGGGAAATTGAAAATCCTGTTTCAACACGGGCTGAAAAATCAGACATAGAAGATGTGATTAGAATAATTGATCTAGAGGAGGAATATAGCCCTCTAGTTTCATCAGATATTATCGAAAAGCTATGGCAGCGAGATTTTGGCAAAAGATTAGCCACAGCAGCGCTAGAGATCCAAGAAGGTAACATAGATGCCTTTCAAAAGGTACAAGATCTATTTGCACGGTATTCTGATGGCTTTGCAGAGGATGAATTTGGTGACGATACGACTTTAGATATCGACGATCTTAAGTCGGACATGGATAATTCTAATAGAGCCAAGTTTAATATCCCTACTCTAGCCGAATGTGTGTACGGCATTCAAAAGGAAGAGTTTGGTATTGTATTTGCCACCCCAGAGACAGGTAAGACTGCGTTTGTGGTGTCTCTTTCTCTAGCCCCCGGTGGATTTGTAGATCAAGGGTTTCGTGTTGCTATTCTTGGTAATGAGGAGAGCACCAGAAGAACTGTTGTACGCGCCTATTCAGCAGCCACAGGAATGACTAAAGACGAGATCTTAGCCGACACTGAGAAAGCTAAGGCGATAATGTACGCACGTTGTAGGAATTCCATTACATTCAGAGATACCCAAGATTGGGATTTGGATAAGATTGAAAGGTATATACAGCGCAAGAAAGCTGATGTGGTTTTTATTGATCAGGCAGATAAGATCAGCATATCTGGCAATTTCAACGCAAGCCATGAGCGTCTGAGAGAACTGTACAGACGTTTGCGAGAGGCGGCTAAGAAATGCAAATGCGCAATCATAGGGATAAGTCAAGCGTCTGCTGAGGCGGAAGGCTGTACGCGCCTAAGTTATACTATGATGGAAGGGTCCAAGATTGGTAAGGCAGCAGAAGCCGATCTTATTATAGGCATCGGCAAAGCAGATTTACAGGAAGACGATAATTTACGCTATCTCACCGTATCGAAGAACAAAATTTCTGGATGGCATGGAACAAAGATCGTCTCAATTAACCCCGATATAAGTAGGTACACGATATGATTAATGAGACTGATCTAGAGGAATTTTATGAGCAGTTAAAACAGCAACAGAAGGCCTATGAAGACGCACTTAATGATAAGACTATTCTTAGGCAGCAACTCAAGATCTTTAAAGACTGCATAGAATTACAAAAGATGATGCTGGAGCTGTTCAAGAAATGAACCTTACTAAAATCCTAACCGAATCTAAAATAGAAGACTTGACCATTCTTGTGTGGGACTTTGAAACCACAGTTAAAGATCTGAATGGTAAAACCGATAACACGCCATTTAACAAGGACAATAGGTGTGTTGGTGTATGGTGGTGTTTAATCAAAAATGGAGTAATTGGTGAAGTACAAAGACTTGTATGGAACCATAACGATAAGCCCCAGCCTGATGGAAGGGACGTGTT